GGGGAAGATGTGATTGGACAGGAGGTTAAGACTTATTGCCGTCGTATGTTCGTAACTCATTTCATTTTATGTTTATTCATGTGGTCTATCTTCGGATTTAAGACCGCCCTTTTCGTCGCTGTTATTGGTTTCGTATATTATATGATTACTATTGCTGGAGTCATCGAGACCAAGAAGGAGGCTTATATGGCGAGGCTTGTAGCTTCGCGAGAAACGCTTCCAGAGTTATTCAAGACTTTGAGGGATCAGCATGTGAAATACGCTTGCGGACTATTTGCATCACTGGGTTTGCTATATGGAGCAGCCCAAACAATCAAAGCACTCAAGGCTAACATTTCCTTTCAAGGGAAGTTGGCACCAAAGTCCATTGCTGATATTCGCGCACGCGACATGGAAGCAGATGTATGGAAGGTCGTTGAGCGGAAGAAGATGGACCACAATGGCAGTTTTGTGGATCAAGATAAAGCTTCTAATGCTCTTCGTAGTGCTATGGGTATTGTGGAGATTGGAGATTTTTTCAGCGGAACTTTTTGCTTGAGTTCAAAAGTCTTCATGGTGCCTTCTCACGTACTGCCAGCTGTACCAACTGTCGCAACATTCAAGACCACAGCAGGCAATTTCTCAACGACAGTTGTCAAAGAAAGGTGCTATATTGTACCTAAAACTGACACTGCTCTAGTTTATGTTCCCAATGCGCAACCCGCTAAGGACATGTTGAAGCATTTTGAAGACGACTATGTACGTCATCCAGTCAATGCTACTTTGCATGGCGTGACCCCTGATCTTAAACAATTTCGGGATAACACCATGTGGCAATTTGCGACTGATGTCTACAACGGTTGGTCTGAGTTTCCCGGATCATTCTATACATTGAACTCAATGCGCACTTATGAGGGCATGTGTATGGCACCCATTGTTTCCGATTCTCGTGAGAAGAAAATCCTGGGCTTCCATATTGGAGGCATTACAGATACCAGGAAAGGGTGTGGTTTTGCCGTTACAGCACCACAACTTCGTGCTGGCAGAGCCAAATTATTTGCTTTGAGTCCCACTTTTATGGAAGCACCTCAAGCTGCAGAACTATCAGATACAATGATGGGACAGGATTACGCTATTAGTGGTGATATTCACCGCAAGTGTCCTACCAATTTCATCACTGAAGATCCAGCAGTTATTGTTTATGGAACA